GTAAACTATACAATGGTGAAGAATATCTTTGCTATGTATTAGAAGACAAAGTACGTGAAGTAGATGGTAAATCTGTTAAAGAATGGAAAGTAGCTAATGAAACAGCTATTCCTAAAGGTACTTATAAAGTAATAGTAGATATGAGTACTAGGTTTAAAAAGGAAATGCCACACATATTAGATGTACCCGGATTTGAAGGTGTTCGTATTCATAGCGGTAACTCATCTAAAGATACTGAAGGTTGTTTAATATTAGGTTCTACTTGGGCTGGTGGTGACTTTGTTGGAGGTTCTAAACTTGCTTTTGATAAAGTATTTCCTCTGCTAAAAGCAGCTAAAGATATAACCATTACGATAGGATAATTATGCCATTAAAACAAGGTACATCTAAAAAGACAATCTCTTCTAACATTAAGAAAGAAATGACAGCAGGTAAACCACAAAAGCAAGCGGTAGCTATAGCTTTATCTTCTGCTGGTAAAACTAAGAAGCCTAAGAAGTCTACTAATAGACCTAAAACTAAAAAGATGGATAAATAATGTATAAATTCATACAAGATTTACTCACAGAGGATGACAATGATACGTGGTGTCTTGCACGTTTTTCAACGCTTATCGGAGTTTTTACTTTTGCCATTATGGGTATCATTGATGCTTGTCAGTCTCACGCTACTCAGTTTAATGACTTTGGTATTGGCTTTGGTGCTCTTTTAACTGGCTGTGGTATTGTCATTGCAGGTAAAGCTGCTACACAAAAAGATAAAGATGCTTAGAATATCAATTATAGTCATTGCCATGTTGCTCAGTTCTTTGATTGGTTGGTATGCTGAGCATTTACGATTTGTTGCTTTTGAAACTGAAGTTAAGGCTATTGCTGTTCAACAAGAAGAGCATGTAAAAGGCATTGAGAAGCAACAATCTTTAATTACACAACAAGTAAAAACTAATTATGAAACTAAGCTCACTGCTCTTCGCAATTCTTATTCTAGCCGGATGTCAAACACCAGTAGCAGTAAAGTGCCAGCCATTTCCTGCACCGCCAGCGGAACTAATGAAGGAACCTCCAACGAAGTATCTACTGCCAAAGTAGAACAACTTCCTGAACAATGTGCTGAGACAACTCTACAACTATTAGAATTACAAAACTGGGTAAAGCAGCAGCAAGCTGTTGAACAGTAGTTAACCCGGCAAGGGAGTATCAAGAACCTAGTGATTTTCCGGGTTTCTATCTAGGGCATCAACGAATTGGCAAGCGTGACTTGTGTCCTCCCACCAATAAAAAAGCCCTCCGAAGAGGGCAAAGACCTACCGAGGAAACTATTCTGGGATGATTAATCCCGGTACATAAGCTTGTGGCATCTTGTGTATTTCTCTAAACAGAGGTGATGATGTTACCTCTGTTAGTTTTATTACCACAGGCTGAAGTATAAGAGCAATATTAGACCACACAGCAATAAAGTCCAGTTCATTCATTTCTTTCAATGTTTTGTCTTGTGTTGCTAGATACTGTGCCAACACAGGCTGACATTGATCCGCTACATTCAAAGCATTATTTAATGCCTTCATTCCTTCTAGAAACTCGTCTTTCGTTGACATTCTCTTTTCCTTTTTCCACTTCCAACTGTGGTTGTAGTTTATTAAATTCATCGGGGGTAATTTCAACTCCATACCATTCCATTACAAGCTGAAAAGCTTTTAAAAGTTTAGTTAACTCTTCTTTCTCTTTATCAGTATCGTAAGAGAATAGAGCATGTGTTCCATCTAAGCAAGATACCAGATAATCATAGCTTTCTGACAGGCTATGAGCTGCTACTGTATCTGCAAAGTCACTATGAATATCAATTTCTATTTTCATAAAAATATCCTGCAATAAGGTGAGGTACTCGCTACATCTGTTTGATCTGGCAGCTTATGGAACTACCACAGCATCTGCTTTCCCTCTAAGTTAATTATATGTCACAAACCCCAGCTACGCAAGCAAGCATTTGCGCTCCTTCAACATTATCATCATATTCCTTAAAGTTATCCCAATCTACACCAGTAGGAATTGATGCTTTCAGTGCTTCATACTGCTCTTCTGTACATTCTTCATATGGTGCTTGTTTGTATGTACCACCATCATAAGGTAAGAAAGATACACCTGTAATTTCATCAAAGTGTTCCCATACAAATGCACCTACTTCCATCCATTCATGTTCTTTAACAGAAATAGTTACAGAAGGTTTATGCTCACAATAATGACGCTGATACATCAACCATAGCTTTAAATGTTCAATAGCAGATAGATCTTCACGCAATAAAGCACCATCAGCTACTTTAACAGGGAAGCTAAACACAGTAGTGCTGTCTGGTTTCATGAAGCAAGGCTCTGCTGAGAATCCAGATTGAATCATAAACTGTGTTAAAGGGTCTTTGTTATCAGCACGTACCCTACGTATGTAGTACTTACTATGTTGAGGGTGAATACCAGAAGCAGTGGAGCAAAGCTGAGAAACTGTTCCCTCCGGCTTAACGGCAGTAACAGCAACAGACTGATTGATACCAACGGCAGCAGAAAATTCAGCATTAGTGGCAACAGCAAGATCACGTAAACTCTCCAATCGTTGTGGCAACTCAGGATCATTAGGATTATTCATTAAAGCATTATCCAAGATACCTGTCATTGATACACCAAGCAGTGCTTCTTCTTTGGTGTTAGTTTCCCATATCTTACGCAAGTAAGGGAAGTTAGTTAATGACGCTTGAAAAGTTCCAAGAATTGTAGCCAACCTAATTTTATTTCTGAGAGTATCCAGAGTGTCGTCAGAACGGACAATGCAAGAAGTAAGATTGCAAAATTGATAGGGTTTAAGGATAATCTCTGAGCACGGATTCGTGCCGTATTCTTGCTCCGCATCTCTTCGACCGTTTTTACTTGCTTGTAATACTGACGCATAACGACTAAAAATTCCTCTCTCACCTGAATGGGATTCATAGATACTAGTCCATTCACGCATAAATTGTCCAATAGTAGGACGTTCTTCATATACTGCTGAATTGTTTGCTAAAGCACGTTGGCCTTGACCATCCCACCAAGCACCAGCTTTAGCATGTGCCATACGATCATCAGATAGATCTGACAACGAGATCATAGCTGAACGTCTAACTCCGCCCACAACAACAACTTCCCCGATTTTGCAGAGAATATCATGGCATTCGAGTGATGAGAGACGGCGACCAGCTGCCCCTTTAAACTTGGCAATAACGAAATTAAAAAGGTCTTCCAAGGGCTTAGGTCCTGAAGCACGTCCTCCGAAAGTTTTGAGTCTTGCACCCGCAGGTCGTATTTTTCGTAAGTCAAACCTTGGAACTTCACCAGAATACAAAAGAGCAATGAGCTGTCTAAGCGATTTTGCCCATCCTTCTTTAGAATCCGAAACAACAATAGTAGTTTCACTAGGATACAACTTATCAGGAACTTCAGATAATTGATTAACATATTTCTGCTCCACAGAGAAACCTACACCAGTGCCGCACAGCAAGATGTACATTGCTTCATCAAAAGACTTAGCATCATCAATAGGTAAATAAGAACAGTTAAATGCTGCTACATTCTGACGTTCCAAAGCAGGACCTGAAGTCATAATTGCTCTCATTGATGGGACAATATCAAGAGCAACAACTGCTTGTTCTAATTCATTACGTAACTTGTCATGCAATGTGTAATTCTGTTTTTCCTTCAAGTGCTTTTCCATGAAGTCAAAGTAACGCTTTACTGTTTCACTCCAATGCTCACGCCGCCCTTTGTCATCAAGATAACGAGAGTATCTCGATTTGGCAATAAACGTGTTGTATGACGTCATTTCATATTTCATCTTTTTCCCTTAGTGTCTTGTTTGATTTTTATACTTTTCCGCTAACATTGCATCTGCCATCTTATAACTAAAATCAGCAATAACTGCTGTAAATTCATCCATAATCTGTTCTTCAGGAACACCGATAGCTGCTATAGCTCCTTCCATCGCACTTGTTGCATAGAAATCCCTTAGCCCCGGTATTTCATCTTTGATGGTTCCATCTGTTTTATTCTTCATATAAGATCCTAGTTAGCTTATCACAATGTATTTCTAAAAAGTCAGGACATCTTTCAACTAAATCATCAATAGTAATACCACACTCTTCAATGAATTCAATTATATCCATTCTTTCTTTAACAAGCTCTTTTAGTTCATTAATTGTCAATTCCATCAATCAACCTTTCAATGTACCATTTAGCTTTCTTTAAATCTTCTACACCATTCTTATGTTTCCACCTCCATAAATATTTAATTGCATTACCAGTACACATTGCTTCCATACCAACTAAATCTTTTACTACTTCTTCAATAGCTTCAATACATTCTATATTGCCTTGAGTGTAATGAGAAGGACTATTTACCATATCCTTTTCAGGAGTAATGAAATTTAGTCCATGATTTTCTCTCATACAATCATTACAAAAAGTATGGTACTCCTTCATATGCTTTTCACATATCATGTCGCACCTTTGATTTCGACTGTCTTCGTTTCTGCTTTGGTCGCTTGGCTCCATGTTCCACAATCTTTACACTGATACCTTTGATATTTGCCAACCGTAGATATTGCTGTTCCCCGCTTTTGTAGCTTAGTTCCTCCGCATGTTGGGCAACAAACCGACTCAGCAAATAGATTTTGGTTAGGATGATTTTTAATCCAAGGAAGAACACGATGATACACATGTTCCAGAAGTACGACATCTTGCTTATTGTACTTTTCCATAGTTTTCCAAGCATTTTTATCTCCATTCATACATTTAACCCACAACTCGTGGCCTTCATGCTCTGTCTTAGCACCTAAGCCAAGACGTTGAGCAACGTAATCTAGTTTATTGCTAGGGAATCGGAATTGGCTACGCATTGTTCTGAGTAAGTCAATTTGCTTATAAGGTGCTGGTGGATTTAACCCATACAATAAAAACTCTTTATTAAGAGTAGGCATATCAAACTTAGTGCCATTGTAGTGAATCACCGCATCTGCTGCATCGATTAAGGCATGTATTCCCCGCAACATTGCTTTTGGTGTTGATTGGTGTACAGAATCAAACATTACTTCTTTTTCACCTAACCACTTAGCAGCCCAGCATAAGACATAGGATGATTCCATCAACTGCTTTAATCCTACATTCTGCTGCCACAAGCCCCATACATGAGCTGTGTTAGGACTTGATTCAATATCCAGAAGTAGTATTCGCATTCTCTTCTCCCTCTGCATATTTATCCCACAAAGCATCTACATCAACACGTTTATCTTCGCCTGTTTGATTATCGATGATAGTAGGGTAAGCATCCATAGGAAGATGATAGCCACAACCACGAAGGAATTGTACAAAACCATCCATCAATTCGCACCATGTTACATCTGATTCAAAGGTCATTTCTACTTTAGTAGGGAAGCGCCCATCAGTAAAATAATCTTCTTGTGTAAATTTAAACATTTGCTCTCCTAACTAAGTCTACAAAGTATTCAAGGTCTACAACCGCAAGAGGTTTGCTGTTGTTCTGCTTTACTACTACTAATGGTTCATGTCTACCATGAGTTGTTGCTTGTTTGTAGTATTTATAAATTCCTACAGCAGCTAATGATTTACATTCAACATCAAAAGGAAATACTTTCTTTGCTGCTGGACTAAGCTGTACATCTGCTCCTCCAGCGCCCATCGAAGTACTTCTTACATCATCAGCTTCTAAGTGTGGAAACTTCTCTAACACTACATCTCTTACTTTTTGTTGCAGTAGTCTTCCTTTTTGCTTTGCTGAACTAGGTTTCATTGTTTATTTCAATAGGTGGTTGCCAGATTTCTCCGACTGTTCGTCTAAGGTGCAAGAGTCTTCCGTTTTCAAGGACTCTTTCTGTTGATCCGCCGTAAGCTTCGACACAAGCAGTATACATTTCTGCTGCACTTTCACATCCTGCGAGAATCCGCTGGGCTTTAACAGGACCGATACCTGAGATACCAATGATGTTATCTGTTCTATCACCTGTGAGTACCTGCATATAAAAGTTAATCAAAGCTTCTTGTTCGGATACTTCTTTCATCTCTTTCTTGACATAGTTCCAATGCTTGCCTTTTAGCTGCATGAAGTCTTTGTCAATACTGGCAATGATAGTCTCATAATTATTCGCTACATGTTCTATAGCGATACAATCATCAGCCTCCTCACCATCAGAGATTTTAAAATCCCACGCTTTAACAAGGTAATCTCGTATAACATTTAAGTGTTTAGGCTTAGGTGCTGTACGGTTTCCCTTGTAAGGCGCAGTTACTGCTATCTCATTACGGAAGTTAGTTTTCCCTGTAATATAGCCTTGGTAAGTTTCTACCCCCTGCAGATCTTCCCAAAGCATAGTCTCAACGAAGGTGGCAGTTCTAGCTATAGCAATAGACTCATTCTCCTCTTCAGTAGAAAAACCTATGCGATAACCAATAATGTCACCATCGATGAGAACTTTCATTACAGAGCTTCTTCCTCTTCAACTGTGTTAGCAGCATTGTATTCAACAAGATTAGTGATAGTTAACTTTTTCAAGCTAGGGCTAACACCTTTCTTCTTTTGATACGTCCACTCATAAGAAGATACAATTGCAGTAGCTTTGCTACCGTTTGCTATCTTAATGTTTGCAGGAATAGTATTCCCTTCAGCATCGAAAGCATCGATCTTATAGTTGCTCTTACAAGTAATGTATTGACCTTCGTCTGGACGTTTCAAAGCATCTGAACGTACAGTGATGCCCATCTCTTCTAAAGCTTTTACAGCTTTGTCCGATAGATTGGACAGATTGACAGTGTATTGCTCCTTATCCGCAGAAGGATTAGGATGTTGTGTGCAAGCCCAAAAAATATCAGCTTGTATTGCTATAGACTTACCTGTACTCATAACTTTCTCCAATTTAGTTACAATTTAGTTAATATCCCTTAACTGCAATGGGAACCTATATTATACCACAAAACTACTAACAACTCAATGACAATCGCTCCAATTATTGCCAATTTTATATTCCGCATCTACTGGGCAACGGAATTCAAGGATCTTACCTGCTTCATTAGCGGATTGAACCACTAATTTACCGACTTGATCCCCGTACTGCTTTGGACACTCGATCTGTACTTCATCGTGAATCCATGCTACTAATTTATACGGTATTTTCTCTTTTGTCAAGTTTTTCTTTATTTGAACCAACCACTGTTTAGCGATGATAGCTCCTGCTGACTGTAGTAACGTATTGAGGGCAGAATGAGCCGACCTGACTTGAAGTCTATAACCACCAATCCCTTGCAACGATCCTTTATCAGCAAGTCTTTCAACCTTCTTTTTGAGAGTAGCGTATGCAGGAACCGCTTCTTGGAAGTTACTAATAATGAGTTCCCCTTCTTTCGCAGAACCACCAACAATTGTCCCGACCTTGCTGGGAGAAGCTCCGTAAAGAGTGGCGTAAAGTACCGTTTTAGCGAGGTCTCTCGTGACAACTCCAAATGCTTTCTGGTTTCTTGTATGCACATCTCCATTGACCACTTCATCTATATACTCCTTGTCATTAAGGTAATGAGCAAAGCAACGTAATTCAATTCCAGATAAATCAGTACCCACAAGCACATTCCCTGCATCAACAATCCAACATGATCTGAATTCTTTTCCAAGTACAGCTCTAACTGCTGGTACTTGTGCCATATTAGGACTGGTATGAGTTGCCCTGCCAGTAACAGCACCAAAAGTAATAACTCTTCCATGTACCCTCCCATCATCACCTAAATGTTCTAACCAGCTATCTAATTGTGATGCTCGTTTCTGAAGCAATAAATAACGTGCAATGGGCTTCGCCTCCTCGATTGCAAGTGACTCAAGCACCGTTTGATCAACGATAATCGGACCTTTGACGGTAAACTTCTTGGACTTCCAGCCCTTTTCCACCAAGCGTTTAGCGATCTGCTGCCTAGAACCGACATTAAAAACTTCAACTCCATCTTTAAGTTTCTTGCCAGTTTTCTCCGAAAAGCGCTCGGTAACGATTGGAGGAAATACTTGTTGTAAGGATTCCTCAATCCCCGACATCTCAGTTTTGATTTCACAAAGTAACGTTTGCGCATAAGGGACATCTAACTTAAACCCATTCCTTTCTTGCTGTGCAATAACTACCTGCACCTCGTGTTCTAACATAACAGCTTTGGCTGTGAACTTACCACTAAAGATTAACTTTGTTACTTCTTCGTATACACGATGTGTAAGGTTTACATCCTGTATGCAATAAGTAAGCATCTCTTCTGTTAAGCCACCGTCAAAGTCAGTAAAGTCACCTTTAGGAAACTTTAGTGTTTCACCCCAAGCAGCCAAACTGTGTCCACCTTCTCGTGATGGATTAGTCATTCTTGACATTAACAACGTATCAAAACATTGACTAGGACGTATCTTAGTACCCCATACACGATTAAGTATTGGTGCATCAAACGCTATAACATTATGTCCACATATAAGGCTACAAAGAGAAAGAAAATTAGATAAATCACTTGGTTCCTTCCATACTCTAACTTCATTATTGTCAATGTCTTTAGTCACGCAACACCAGATAGTGTCATGCTTTAGATTTGTCTCAATGTCAAGAATTATTCTCATGGTCTAACCAATACCCCGCCCATCACACGATGTGGATAATTCTTACCACGCATAAAACAATATTCTGTACCATCTTTTTTCATTAGGAAAGCCTCATAAGATTTAGTATCATAGCATGAATGCTCTGCATTAACAATTTCTTCACGCATGTCTAAATACATCATTGTAGCTACACCAAACGCATAACATACTACGCAAAAGAAAGCTGATTCTAGTGTTTTAATCATCTACTCCTCCATAAATATCAGAACCAGATAGTTCTCGCATACGTTCAAGAAGATCATTTAAAGGTTCAGTCATCATTGCTCTACAGCAACTAACTATGACAGGTGAAAACATTCTACCACTCTCTGATTCTTCTCTGTAGTTTAAATACTTTTCAAAGAACTCTTTAACACATTTACGTAGCTCTTCATCTCTAGTCATGCGTTCTTTTCCTTTAGTTTTGCTTAGACTGATAGTGCATATTCCATAGTCATGTGAGTAATCGCCACAAGCTCCAT